TTAAAGCTTGCACCAGCCCTTACGCTTACATCGTAAACACCTACAGTTAGATCGTTAATCGTAACAACCTCTCCTGTTTGCTGGTCAATCTGTTGCTGATTAATCGGAGCAACGTCATAGGTCTGGTCTTCTTTGAGAATCCTAACCGTTCTGGCTGTGTTGTAAATCTTTGGGATAGCCTCTACAAGAATGCGTCCAGTTGCTCTTATGCCAGATTCTAATGAGTTAAAGTATTTAACCGTAGAGTTATCGCCTTTGTTTTGTAGCTGCTCAATAGCAACTCCACTTTGTAAACCGGGATTGTCTCCCATGTTTGCAGAGTACATTCCAGAAGCATAAGTAATCATGCCGCGCATAGATTCGGATATTGTTCTTAAGCCCGGATTTATTATTGCACCGCCTACTTGCTGAGGTACGCCCGGCGCATCTGGATCAGCATTATAAAACTGCACAGGGTCAGAGTTAGTGTTGAGCGTTGCCAGAGAATCTTCATGCCCAGAGGCCTGAGCTGGAGTCATCATAAACTTAGCTCTAGGTGCTAAGGCTCCCTCTTCAATCTCTCTGCTCATTGAGTAGTTCAACACTCTTTGAGGATCAAGAAGCTTTTCTACTACACCCCAATAGATAGTCTTGTTCTCGCTAATCTTAAAGTTTGCGTAGATAGGAACGACAGGAAGCCTTCCAAAAACTGTCTCTGCCTTATCGTCTAGCCAATCTTTAGCATCAAAGAACCTGCTGCATATTGTTTTCTTAACTCTCTTTCTTCTCTGAGTCTCATTAACTCCAAGAAGTTTAAGCTCATCGGTTATCTTTTTAAGATCATCGTTGGCCTCATGTACTGCGCCATTATCAAACATCACTAGCTCTCTATCGGACTCTTCACAATAGATAAACTCACCAATAACAATAACCTCAGCTTTATCGAAATAGGCATCTCCATCTCTTCCTTCTGATACGCTTTCTTCCGACCCTTTGGGCCATCTACGCTTGTACTCTTCCTTACTTACAGCGTGTAGCACAAAGCAATAACGACTATCAGACTTGTCTTGCTTCTCTGCTGCCGGGTCGAACCAGACTCTATCAACAGCATTACCAATCTTTTCAATTACTAAGTCCTGCTCAAAAGAATCATCATCAATGTATTTTTGTGAGACTCTCCAAGCATCAAAGCCTCCTATCACCATTCCTCTAGCAGCCTCTGAATAAACATCTGAAGCGTCACTCATGGTTTCTATGTTGCGTATGATTCCATCGTAGGTGTTAGCAATAGGCTGAGTAGCGTTGCCGCCTGCTGGCGCAATCTTTACATCAAAGTCAGCCTGAGATATTTCTGAACATATTTGATCCACAATAGGATTAACAAGGTCAAACGTATAGCGTGGCTTGTTTTCATTCTTGCTTGCCCACTTAGGTTCCCACTGTCCATCTCTCTTATCTAAGAAAAGCGTAGCCTCCCTTACATTGTCTCTCATGTCTTGGTCAGCGCCCTGAGACTTAGTTAAAAGGTCTTGGACGTAATCGTGGTCTTTGTATTTCTTTGAAGAATAAGGTTTATCGTCTTTGTATTTCATTAGTCGTTCCATCCAGCAAAATTTATTTTAGAGGGTGAAGCTAATGTCTTAGGCCTGTAGCAAGCCATCATCAAAGCATCGCCCATGTTCGGAGATGGAAGCTGGTAAGGCTTTTTAGCCATCTCTATCTTAGACATAATCTGTATTTTACCAGTGTTACTACGCTTTAACGGTATTCGACAAACTTCAGAGCGAATTTGATCTAGGTTAGATATGTTTGAGGATAAGCTAATTTGATCCTCTGGGTCTACATATTCTCCACGCTCAACTGCACGATAAGTATTGTAAAACCTATCCCGCAGCCGCCACCAATATTGCGCCCTTTTGTTGTAAAAGGTTTCCCTGTTTGTCTTGTTCTTTGTCTTTCCGCCTTCAGTGTACGGTTGATCTGGTTCCTCTACTCCCTCTGAACCTTTGAACATGAAGTAGTCTATACCGTTTTTTTCACCCAAAGCTTGGTCTACTTGCCGTTTAAGACTAACACCTAATCCATCACAATCCCAGACAAACCAATCTGCTCTATGCTCTAACGCTTTGTCCAGCGCCCAATCCATTCCGTCTGCTGCTTCTCCGGTTACCATCTCACTAATATCTAGGATTTGATTTCCTCTTCTAACACAGAATCCTTTAGAGTCACCGCCAGTATCTGATGGGTCATGGCTGGCTATTATCGCGCCCTCTCCTTTCCAACCTAACTTGGTGTGAGCATCAATAGCTGAATCGAACCACTCTACACTTATCAGGCTGTCTTGAACCTCATCGTAGAACTCACCTTCCCAGATATGTTTGTACAAAGCTGCCGACATACTCTTCTTATCGTGCAGCCTTTCATCTTCTAGAACCGTAGGGAACTTTGGGTTCTTGTCGTAGTTAACCCAATAGATACAGTGCAAGTCATCGGAGTAATGCTTATTCCTTCTTAGCTCTTTCTCAAACGGAGTAAAGAATCTCTGGCTGAATGCATCGCTCTTACTGCGCGGGTTCGCACTGATAAATATTTGGCTACCTTCTTTTCGTAGTGTTGGAGTTAGAGCCTTGAGACTTTCAAAGCTAATACTCTGGCCCTCCTCCACCCAGAAGTAGTCAAAGTCATGGTACGACTTCACATTCTCTGGTGATCTAGCCATGCCCCTAAACACAAAAGCAGTCTCGCCATTCTTGCGGAAGTTTATCTGGTTACTCTGTATCTCGAACATATTTTGCAGGCGTTGTCTATCTATCTCTGCACAAAGCAAAGAGTAAACACTGTCCTGCATACTGCTCTGAAACTCTCTGAAGCAAGCTATCTTCTTGCCTTCCATTGCTTTGGCTAGGAGTATGTTAGCTATACCTACGCTTTTACCTGATCCTCTACCGCCAATGAGAACAACAAACCTTGCCTTAGACTGAGCAAGCTTGCCGATTTCTTTGTTTATTACTGTGAGCTTATAGTTCACAAAGATAGTGGTCTAGCGGCTTTTCTAAAACCCAAGCCATTAAGACAGCTTCACAGCGTAGCCGAGAGTCCTTGTTTTCCACTAACTGCCCCCAAGGAGGACAGCCATCATCAAAAAATACACCTGATTTTTCTGAGATAGCCTTTCTTGATGCTATATGTACGTGATTGCGATTAAACAAAGATTCAGTTCCGTTTTCGATAATCACTCCATACGGAAGTATATGTCTCTTTCGGAGTCTTCTTTTATCGGGCTTGGACAAAGGGACTTCGTAATAGTGCGGTTGTGTCGGCCTTATAGATTTAACATCCAATAAATTATCAAACTGATATGTCTCTGGCTCTTCATGCACTATCGTTCTCCTTATAAGGCTTTCTATACAAATCTCTAGAGACAGACATTCGTAAATGTTTTTGGTGCATAACTGCATCGTGATCTGGGTTTTCCCAATTTGCTACCACCCTGTTATACGCACCATTCAACAAGACAGTAGCCTTTAGCCTATCGCTTCCAATCAATCTCTTTTGGCTTTTAATTTTCTTTGCCAGCTTTTTACCTTTAAAGCCAATTAAATTGTTAAGCCTCAAAGCAATAAGATTACAGCTTTCTAATCTGTTAAGCATAAGTAGCGCCTTTCGGCCCCGGCCTTTTCTTCTTCTTTTCCTGAGCCTTCTGCATAGCTATAGCAATAGCTTGGTTGCGTGGCTTTCCAGAATTTATCTCTGTGCGTATGTTGCTGCTTATAGCATTTTGGCTGCTACCCTTCTTTAGCGGCATATATCCTCCTAGTCATCTGCACCGATAACTGTGATGGTTACATTTACGTCTTGGTCTACATCTACAGGCCCACCGTCAGCGCCTGTAATCTCTTGTCTAGACTTCTCAGTCCATCCCATGCGTTGAGATAGCCATAGCTTCATGCTCTGATAGTCACCTTCCATAGCCTTATCGTAAAGCTTATCTATCATTAGTATGCCAGCTCTAGTCAGACCCCGGCTATAACTGTCAGAAACTCTTTGGTCTCTTTTCATTATTTCCTTTAAGGTATTGATAGATATAGAAAAGTAGTCAGCTAGCTGCTGTTGAGTTAATGACGGTGATAGTTTTTCTATCTCATCTATCTCGTCTTCTGTAAATTTACGCTCAGGTCTTGCCATCGCTTCCTACTAGACCGAATCCGGTAAAAGGAATATGAACCACTGGTTCAACATCCTGTGAGTCACCTCTATCGGTTCTACCTCCCATTGCTACAGTAAAATCACACTTAGCTAAGTCTACCATTTCTAATAGATCAGTCCATTGAACTACAAGCAAGCAAGGTTTGCCAGTATCTTCATACAATCTTCTTGCAGCCTGTAGCTTTGCCAATGATAGCATATAGGTTGCATAAGACCCAGCAGGCTTGCTTCTATGCTTCATCTCAATAAACGCTACTATCTCTCTGTCTCTCTCAGCACAAAAATCTAACATAGACTTCTTAGGCAGCTTGATTAACTTACAATTCCAAATTTTTTCTAGTCTGCTTTTTAAGAATGTTTCGTTAAGTCTATCTCCCTCTGTTTCATAAATTGGTCTACTCAAGGCCTTTCTCCTCTCTGACTTGTCTTCTAGCTTTAGCTTGGCGCATGAACTTATAGTCTGAATGCCTCATTTTTTCTTTTTTCTGTACTGACTTTTCATGTATCAGTAGAAAAGTATCGTCTAACTCTTTCTTTTGCATAAGCTTGTAGTCTCTATCTGGTGCGAACGGTGTGTCACCAGAGAACAAGTCAGATGTTTTTAGCCCCACAACCTCTGCTATTGCTGGAGCCTTAGCCCCACAAGCAAAGCAGTAAGCTAGTATTTTGTCGTCAACAATCTTAATAGTCATGCTGGGATTGTTATCATCATGTACAGGACATAGCGCACTATATTTGTCATCGCCTACTTGTTTAACTTTCTGTAAACGATTCAAGAAGTTATTAACGTAGCTCATCATTGTTCTCCTCTTTGCTTGAAGTATTCACCTCGCAGTTTGTTGTAAGCATTGTAGGCGGCTATCTTTTCACCGCGCTTTGAGAAGTTCATTTCTACCACATCCCCATGATCCATTACTTGACTAGCAGCAGTCATCAAGCAAAGTGCCTGTTGCTCAGTAAACGTGATTGTAATTTTGCTCATAATCTTTGCGCCTCTCTCTTCTTAGCATTCTTGATGTTCATGTGTTGAATGTAACCCTGTACTTCTTTTGGGATTTCTGGGCTGGCTACTTTGTCTAGGCCTCTGGGAAATACACCAAACTTTTCCTTGTACTTCCAACTAGCCCATCCTTCTTTGTAGCCTCTGTTCATACCAAATCTAATCAAGCCGCTAAGGAATGCTTGCTTGTCTTCTTTGCTGGTTAGCTTGTTGACCTTAACTAGCTCTTTGCCATCATCCTTGAGTATCTCGGCTTTAGGAGGTAGCTGGTAGCCACAGGCTCCGCACCGGACTCCCTGAAATTGGCTATAGCACACAGGGCATTCCTGCATCTTGAGTTCAACTTCTGGCTTCTCAACTTGCTCTCGCTCCTTGAAGTTTTGCTTACCTTCATCTAACTCTGAAGGGATAACATCTTCAGCAAATATTGAATGCTCCTCAAGATTACCAGCATGGTCTAGATAGGTTGCTATTTCTTTATCTGGATGAATCCGCATAATGCGCCCAGCTCTCTGCACAAAACTAATCAGAGACTTTGTTGGGTAACAATCTATAAGGATTTCAGTAGATGGCGAGTCATAGCCAGTTGCCAGTAGCTTTGAACATGACAATACCTTGTAAACTCCATCCTCAAAGTCTTGATAGATTAGCTCTCGTTCTTCATCAGGCGTGTACCCATCAATGTGACAGGCTGAAATTCCTGCCTGATTAAATCTCTCTACTAAGTTTTTTGAGTATGTAATGTTAGGAGAAAAGGCTATTCCACGCCTTGTGAGTCCCTTAGAGTGCTTCCTGTAGTTTTCAATGATGTCTCCTGCCAGAGTATCGTCTTCTAGCATCTTCTGTCCTAGCTGCTCAGGGTCGTAGTCTGAGCCACCAGTAGGTAACGCTTTAGTCTTGATGCCCTTAGTGTCTAGACTCTTGCCTGCATAATACTCTACAGGACACAGCCAGCCTTCCTCCATCA